TTGTTACAGGGACATGCATACGTACACGTTGACCTACTTTATAGCCATGTATAACTGAGGTTCTACATACAGCTTGAGCAGCCTGTGTAATATTGATAACAGTGCGTGTTTCAGGGTACCACATAGGGTTCCAATCGTATGATACGATACGGAACGATCCTGCACCACCAAGTGGTAATGCTGTACCATGTGTTCCCAACGTCATTGTACGGGCGCCGTAGTCAACTGCGGTAACTGTATAGTCGATACCACGAATACTTGGTGGTAATGCTGCGCCTGCTAATCTGATAACTGTTCTATTAGGTATAACACGAGCAAGACCTGCAAGATCAGCTGCAACGTTTGCTACAGTAATAACAGGGTTAACAGCTGCGGTTGTTCCTGTGATGTTATATGCATTGCTGACATTCTGCTTGGTAGTATCTAAGAAGGTCATACCTGGCTTAGGACCACCAGCTATTGACGCAAGACGAGCCATTGCAACAACAGGTGATCCGGAGTAATAGGTTACAAACCCGTCATTGTCGCCTAGTGCTGGATACCATTCGTAAATAACCCCTTTACCGTTTGTGCGTTCATTTATCGCAGTACCATTTACAAGCTTGAAATAATCTACACCGTGACCTACTGGGATGATACGGGAAGTACCGTCAGAAATAAATGTGCCACGAGAACTCATTGGATATATCATGATGTCTCCTTTATAAGCTCAATGTGCAAGATTGACGGACTAACCATTCATCATTGAAGATAACAGTAGCCATACGTGTCTTCCAACCCATATGGGCTTGTAATTGCAATGGCCCTCCCGCTACCCAAGGTGGTGTATACAAGAATTGTGCATGCATACCGTCCTGGTCTACAATACCGTATGATTCGTGTCCGACATAAATCATGTCATAGACATCATTTCCGTTAATGGAAGCATTTTTACGCATAATGCCGCCTGAACTTAAGAAGAAACGGGCATATGCATAAGATCCATGTTCAGCACGAAGGGTATTAGCTTGCGAAGGGTAGTTATACTTAGGAAGATATCCAGGTATGGCCATAAGCTGAGAACCCATCATCGTGTTTCCGAAGCACATATATGCATCGTATGTAGGTCCTGTGCCAATGCGCATCTCCGCTTCATTCATCTCCATAATAGTGTCTGCGTCAGCCATTTGGAGCATAGTTGTCGCATCTAAGCAGTCCTGCGCAGTGATATTGGTAGGAAGGTCTCCATTAAGACCGTGGGTACAGTCGATACGGTTGGCGCATGCTCCTAACATAGCTGCTGCAAGATCATCTTCTGTATTACGCAACTGGATACCCTGTTGCCATACGATACCGTTAAGAACGGGATCTTCGTTGACGAGTACTACTGTATCGGTAACGGCAATCCAAGCTCCATAGGTGCTCAACTTAGCATCTACGTAAATGCACGAGATATCATTTGGTGCTGGGTTAATACCGTCATCGAGTGGTGCTGTCGCTGATGGAAGTTTATTCCATCGTTTAAATCTCATCGTATCGCCACTGTTTTTATCCATGGTCATACGACTAGCGGCAGCGCAATAAATTTGTTGTTTTGTTGGGGTACTTAATAAGTTTTTATTAAGATTCTGAGCCACCGCTGGTGGTAAATTCCCCGTGTTCATTGTCGCCATTATTGGCTCCTTGAATACATCTAACTCTGTTCACGGTTGACGAAACCGCTACAATCAGTCGGGGACTGGCGAGGTCCGTATCAGCCTGTGCAGGTGACGAGTCTGCGTATCTGTCACAACAATTCTGGATACATAGAAACGATATATGCAAGAAAAAGGTGAGTTATCGAATGATAAACTCACCTTCAGGGGAATAGGTTATTTATTGCCACGCATATAATACTGCATTAATCTCGCACGAGCGTCTTTTTCTTTTTGAGATAATCCACGTTCGAATAAGTGTGCTTCATTCAATGCGCTATCGGTATTTTTTAATGTGCTAGAGCTTTTAGGTCTTTTAGTATTGTCATGGATCCGTGAAGTTATATCTTCTGTATTATCTTGATGGTACCCCATCTTTTTAATAAGCGAATAGGTAGACAATGCTTTAGCCTTAAAATCCTGTGTATTGTTAATAACATAGGCAAGCTCGGGGTTCTCTTTAGCAAAACGTTTCACAGATTCTTCTGTTACAACCTGATAGAAATCAGGACATTCAGCTTTAATAGCAAGCTCTGCCATCTGGTTCTGTAAAGCAGCTAACTGAGCTTCACGCTCTTGTTTCTCTTTTTTAATGACCTTGTAATCTACAAAATCGTCATCAGAAAGAAATTGTTCAGGGTTCTGAACCTGTTGTTTAGCCATCTCAAGTTCACGGAACTTAGCCTCATATTCTCTTATTTTACGGGCATATTCTTCGTTCTGTTCACGAAGCATCTTGAAGTTGCGTTCTTGAGCTATATTTTGCGCTCTGCGCTCAACTTCAGCATCAACAGGTGTATCTACTGGTTCAGGTGTACTTTGTGCATCCTCATGCGTTTCTGTTGGCGTATTAACCAGCTCTAGATCTTTTTCGATGTCCATCATTTTTGGAGTCTCCTTACTACTGATTCATTTTCTTCGTTACAACGTCTTAAATGAGTTCCGTCCCAGAAGCTGAGTACTTCTTTAAGCAATGGGTAATCGTGAGGTTTTATATACTTACGGTTGCGTAGCATAAGATTACATTCAACTACTGAAGGGATACTCCATAAGAGCTCAAGTTTTCCTGATGCTCTATGATATTTGTACATATCATTAAGATAGGTAGGTGTAGGAACACCTCGGCATGGTCTACCGAGTATTTTATAGACGTTGCCGAACTTAATTGACTTGTCCCTAAAGAACATCATCTGTATATAGAAATCACCATCAAAGAGCTTAAGACCCTTTGCGATCTCAGTATCAAGCTTCTTACGATATGCCTGTGCGTATTCTTTATGGATATCTTCAACAGATTCTGGCTTAGAGCCTTTTAAGAAAGCTTCTTTTGCTTCGTTATAAAGATTTTTTTCCATAATTCCCCAGAAAATGGGGGCATAAAGCCCCCATCAATTAACGGTATCTATAACGTGATAATGACCAGCTTTTTATGACCATTTCATCAAGTTTTTTCTCTTTACGAGTCTTTTTTTGCTTGATTTGTGGTGACTCGCCAAGAACATCATAAAAAAGTTCATCACACGTTTTTTTGGGTCTTGGCATGCTAGGCATTATTAGATCCTTCCAGGCTTGAACGCTTTCTTGATCTTGGCACGTTGCTCTTTCAAACGAGCATCAACATCAACTGGTTTCCATACATACTCTTCAGGTAGCGAAGTCATATAAGGATTGTCTACGAGTCTGTTAATTGGCTCGTTTGGCAATGGACTCATCTGATTGTTCGCTTGTTCAAGGTAGAACGCTGAACCGTTTTTCTTTGCCATATTTGGCCCTTTCTATTAAGAATGTTACTTTCTCTTTCTATGCGGTTTGCGTACCGCTATTATTACTGCTTTGCGTTGCCGTTTGCTGCGCATTGGTATTCTCGCTTGGTAATGGTGTTGTCTGTCCTGCGGTTACAGGTTCAGACAACATATTTTTTAATCTGATAATCGATTCGAGTTCGTTAACATCAAGTTGTTCAATCTCTTTCATAGACTTGATCATGTTCAAGATTGCCTGCATCTCATCTTTCTTAGCCTCAGCTTTACGTTCAACAGTTGACGCTTGATTCTGGACAACTTCAGAAGCACGTTCCATAGCAAGGCCTCTATCCGCATCAGCTTTAGCGTTAGCCATATTAACTTGCGCTTGGATCTGTGCCATCTGCACTTGTAACTGTTGTTGTTGTTGTTCAGCTGCTTGTTTTTCAGTTTGCTTAATTGCTTCGATAATATCGTTCTTGTTCTGTAGCGTAGATGCTTTGATTAGCTCACTTTGTGGAATCTGGATACCCATCTTAATAAGTTCAAGCATCTGGACGAACTGCATCTGCTTCTGTGTAGAAGTATAAACTCCCTCTTCTACTACACAGGCATAATCGCCCCATACGTGATTATTAAATAGTTCCGTAGGCTCTTCATCACCGAGAATATTTTTTACCTTACCTGAGGCGAAATTCTTCTGTATTAGCTTAAGCTGTACTTCTCCTGCCATTTGCTGTGAGAAATCAACATTATCGAACACAGGTTGTAATGCTACAAGGTTAGCTCCTTGTCTAAGCTTTGAAAGAACACCCGCTATATCGTCAGAAGCTGCGCCGAGAAGTTCCTCTGACGCTCCTGATATCTGGTTCATTTCTGCTTTGGTATCTTTGCGCAGTTCTTGGTTAGTAGGTGGTATAAATTCTGCTGGGATAGGTATAGCAGCTTCAGAAAGTGGGACATTAGATTTCACAGCTATACCACGGCCATTTCCTGTTTTATAGACGCTTTCTTTGTCGACTAAGGCGTTCTCGTGGTAGATGAACCCTGCATTCGCTCTGGATTCCAGCTGATCAAATTCTAAGATCATTCTGCGATTGTACAGATACTGAGCAGACCTTAAAGATCGGACTATTCCTTGATATTTATATGAGTAATCATCAATATACGGATCAAAATAACAGAACATAGGTATAAAAGGATAAACGTCGAGTCCATTAATATTTTCATTATAGAAACAATGCCCTTCAACAGAGATAGCACAGTTTACTGTGGGAACCTCAGTTTTTTGAACCTGTATATTTGGATGTCTAAACAAATATTCGTTAAGGTCTTCGTCTTTTCCTGACCATTCATATTTATCGAGTGTATTAACATCTATTAAGAACGTTGCCTGTCTATAATCTCTATACCAGAACTCATCATACGCCACACGACCTGTATAATACCGTGCGCCCATAGGATTTTCAGGCATAAACAGATCGGAAGAGCACACGTCTGAACTCCAGTCACATTCAGAGATCTCGTATGCCGTCTTCTGCTTGAAAAAAAAAAAGGGGG